ACCTATATTTAATATGTAAGGGCAATTAATGTGTTTTTTAATTAAACTCAATTGTTCCTCTATTATGGATTCAACTCCATCAATTGCATATATGTGATAATATATGTGAACCATTATAAAGTATCGTAGTAATTATTTTGTTTTTCCTGTCTTTCAATTGTTTTAGGATGTTTAATACAATAAACTTCATCCATTGGTAAATTTGTATAATTTTCAAATCCGCCAATTCTTTCATGTACGTTGCCACTCCAACCGATTGTTTCTTTATTTTTGTATATTCTAGTTTGAACATCTGGAAAATTAACCCAACCTTTTTCATTAACATTCCATTTCCATTTATCAATATGTGATTGAGTTAATCCTTCTACGGTATTTATGCGGGGAACTAAAATAAGGTCTTTATCGGTATTATTATCTAAAATATCTTCCAAATTAATAATAAGATTTGAGTCTAAATATTCATCCGCATCTAATTGAAATATCCACTCACCTTTACATTCTGAGTTTAATAGATTTTTCCATTGTGCAAAATCATTATTAAATTCCGATTCAATCAAAGTAATCTTATCTGCATTACCTTGTAGTTCCAAATACTCTACTAATTCCGTAGGTGCCTTTGGTGTATCTAAAAGAACTACAATTTCTGAATTTTCTTCTTTATAGTTTAATAATTGTCCTACCAATCTAATAGTTTCTTCGACTTCATTACAAGCCGTTATTGCGTAACTTAATTTCATTAAAATATTTTTTCGTTTGATGTTGTATAACTCCATGCAGAACCACTTGGATATCCATATGCAGTTGATGTTGTTCCAAATCCAAATGGTGGATTAGCAATTGTAATTGAACCAACACCCGGTGTTGTTGTTATTGTTGTTCCCGTCGGTGTTTCAGGTCCTCTTGTTCCGTATGGATTAATTCCTGTCCAATTTGGATAAACTGTTTTAAATGTATTATGGTCTACAATTACTCCACCCATAGGGATTGTATTGTCATCCACTTCTGCTAACTTTTCTTTTAAGTAATCCCATTGTTTTGGAGTAATTGCAAATTCATGCACTCCTTCCGTAAAACCTTTTAACCAAATAACGAATTCTTTTGATGTCATACTATTTACTTTGTTTTTGTGATTTTTCATCTATTCCGGTTACTGTTTTAGATTTTGGTGTCATTTCATTCACATCCATGTTCAATTCAAATACAGTATCTAATCCGCTTAATTTATATGTTCTATACGAATCTCTACTTACAACTGGTATTTTTTTTACATATTTGTCAAAAAAAGTAGAACTTTTACCTTTCATTTGTATAAGTTCCGTATCCTCATTTACCATTTTAGAAAAAAATCTTTTTATTATTTGAGGATTTACAGTTGTTACTTTTACAGCATGAACTACATCTTTCGATTTAGAAACATATAAAGTGTATATAATTGGGGTTTCTCCCGCACTATATGTTTTACTATTTCCGTCAACATATGTGTATTCTTTTACAATATAAAAAGTTCCACTTTTCATACTAGATGCGGCTATCTTTGTTCTATTATCTATATATTTTTTATATGTTAAAAAATAATTTCTTATCACTTATTTAACATTTTTAACTTTGGTAATTGTAATTGTTGAAACTTAGGTTGCATTTTAGTATAAATACCATACTGATTTAAAATAACATCAAATAATTTAGTCATTTTTTCTAAACTAAAATTCTGTTTATTTTGTTTTCCTAATTGGAATGATGCCGTTTTGTATTTATCATAATTCTTATAAACATCTTTAATTGAAAGTAATGCTTTAGAAATATTCACATTAAACCATTGTGATTCCTTTAATAAAAATTGGTCAGCTGCAGATTCATGTACAGGTTTAAGTTCACCTTCTAATAATACTGCACCTTGCTTTAAGAAATCTAATTGTCCACTCCAAGCACTTACTAATATTGGTTTACCTGTTAAACTAAATTCTAAAAGAGGTCTACCAAATCCTTCCCCTTTTGTAAAGTTTAGCATTGCTTTTACTTTCGGATGTTCGTATAAACCATTCATTTCGGCAGTAGATAAATCACCATGTAATAAGTAAATTGGAACTTGTCCATAATCTTTACCCAATACTTCTTTTATTTTAAGAATAGTATTTTCTCTATCTATTACACTAAATCCCGCTGAACTAGTTTTAAGAACCAATGCTGGCTTTTTCTTTTCATTTTTGAATGCCATTGCGAATGTTTTAATCATCATTCCCACATTCTTTCTATCCTCACCCAAATCACCTCGTAACCAATGTCCTACGAATAAGAATGCGAAATCTTCTTTGATTGTATCTAATTGGGTAATATGTGCAATGTGGTCAGTTCCAAAATCTTCTTCATCAAATCCTTCAAAAAGAATTTCAATAGGTTTTGTAATTCTATGTTGTGCTATTAATTGGCCGGTTTGTTTATCTGCTTCATTATATACACTATCTACCAAACTCTTTTTTGAATGTTCGGATGGGACTATAATTAAATCCATTCTATTACAACCATGTACCCAATCTAATGGAGAATGTGTTGTTTCAATTGCTGCAGTAATACCAATGTTATAATGTCCTAATGGTTGAAATTCATTTGGTACAGTAACCTGAATATAGATGTCAGGCTTTTGTTCAATTTTTGGAATAATGCTATCCACTACCCACTTATGAAATGGTTTGTCATAGTTAAGTGCATCCATTGGAGTTGTTCCCCAACGAGTGCTGATTACTTTAATTTCAAATTTATCTAATTTATAAAGAGAATGTAATAAATCTCTTGCGTGGTCACCATACCCACTTCTTGTTGCTACTGGTGCTTGAAATACTAATGTTGGTTTCATACTATAACTCTATTAACTTAAATTTTTCTTTTGGTTTCCAATTTTCAAATGCTCCTTCCATACCATCAACCAATGTTTTACACATTGCTTCTCTACTTAATAATCCTTCACCCATAAAATGTTTTCTACCTTTTAATGCAGCTTTATCTCTATCTTCTTTTGGCATCTTATACCAATCCATAATCAATGGTGTTACATCTTCAAAATCAACTCTATCATCAAAGATATATGGAGTAGGAACTGAACCCGTAGATGAACGAACTGGCCAAATTGGTTTAACCCAATCTCCCCAAACTACACCTGCTTTTTTGTGTCTATCATGTAAAGAACCAATTTCAACATAATCTTCTGCAGTTATTAATTTACCCGTTCCATTTTCTCTAAAACCACATTGGTCTTGTAATCCACCCGTAACCGTTACAATGATAGGAGTTCCTGCCATTACCGATTCTGCGGTTGCTAATCCAAATCCTTCGTTGGATGCAATGTTAATTGTTACATCTCCAATATTATAAAGATAATTTAATTCGATTTCACTATAACGATTTGGTGCAAAAATTATATTTGTTTCAGATGAACAACATTCTGCAATTGTTCTAGGTAAATCGGTTCCGTGTTCTTCGACAGGTTGAGTATGCATCAATAAACAAACTTTATCTCTTTCTTCTGGTCTTAATGCTTCTACAAATTTATCAAATGCAAGAATAACATCAATTGGTTGTTTTCTACGGATGTTTCTATTATTCCAATAAAGAACAAATTCATATTCCTTATCAGCAAAAATGGATTGTTTAAATTCTTTTGGAACTTCTACTGGTTTATATAAATCGGAATTGATACCATGTGGGACATAACTAACTTGCCAATCTGCAGGTTTAGTCCAATGTTTTTCTTTATCCCAACCCCATACTCTACGGGTAATACCATATGTTTGTTTTGATATACATCCAATCCAATCACAACTTTCGTAATAATTTCTATTGTATTTTGGGTCTGGTAAATCATCCCAAATGTGATAAAAGAATAAAGGAACTGATTGACGAACTTCATGCTCCATCTCATATAACCAAATCCAATATCTCGGGTCAGTAAAGTGTAGGATTGCGTCTGGTTTTTCAACCATTAATAATTGACGAATGATATCAGGATTACCATAACCATCAAACGGATATATTTTAACACTTGCATCAATTACTCCGGTTTGGTTTCTAACATCTTCATTTAAATCCAAAACCTTACCAGCTTCAGGATGTTTGATTGCAGCTCCTAATTGAACCCAATCATATTTATCAACAGTTCCTAATACTAATTGTTTGGAGATATTGGCAATACCACTTGCCATTCTTAAATCATCTGATAATAACAGAATCTTCTTTTTTGCCATAACTTATTTTTAAAATATATATTGTTTAATTTAAATTTTTTAATCCTCTATCACATATTCCTCTATCAAAAAACTCACACCATTCACATAGTTTGGTTGCATTCTTTGGGAACTCTATATCGGTTCTATAATTACCATCTTTGTCAAATACACTCTCTACAAACTCCGTAAAACCCTTCCAAGCTTTGTTTACCGACACCTTACCATTTGCGGGTACATGCTTGCTCATTCTATGTGTTGGGATATCCTCTCTTACTTCTACTTTTCTTTTCAAAATGATAAATTCAACATCAATCACATCTTCGGAAATACTTAGTAATTCAGCATAAAACTTTTTGTATAATAGAATTTGTGCACTTTTAACTGGGTCTGATTTTTGATACTTACTCCAACCTCTTGTAGAAGTTTTAAAGTCAATAATTCTGTATCTGCCTGTAAATGTATCTCTGATAATCAAATCTATGAAACCCATAAAGTTTACATTCTCAGAAATCTTTGTGTTTATAGGTTGTTCAATTGCTACCAACTCATCGTGTTTTAACGAAAAGAATTTGTTAAAGTTTTTGGGTTTTTGAAACCAATCTAATAAGACATTTCCATCTTCTAAAAACTCCACCATTTCTTCTTTGGTGCATATTGTAGTATTGCCTATTTCCCCTTCGGTTTCTTTAAGATATGCATCTCTCATTCTTTCTTTTAGATATTCATTTAAGTCAATCATTTTGTCAGCTTGTGACTTTGATATTCTTAAACATTTCTCCAAATAGTTTTGAAGTGTTTCGTGCATTGCAGTTCCAAAGATTGAATGTATGTTAGAAGAGTTTTCTCCTAACTTATCTATGTATGCTAATTTATATTGTTGTGGGCAGTTATGCCACATGCTATATTGTGAAAATGATACTCTTGCCATAATAACTGTAATATAAGACAAATAATTGGATTTACCAAATTATATCTTAAGTTTTAGTTTAGTTATTTGCTTTTTATCTATACCATATTTTTCACAAACATATTTCATATATTCTCTACCTTCTCTTGTTGAATAAAGAACTTCTAAATAGTCAATTGCTTGATTTTCTGCACAATCGTATTCTTTCTTTAACAAGTCTATTATGAATTGTTCGTATTTATCTTCTGATTTTCCTTTAATATATTTCAAAAAGTATTTACCTTTTGGAATAACACTAATATACAACTTATACATTTCCTTTGGTTGTAAAGTTTGTGTTAAAGGCAATAGAGATGCTACCAACTCAACCCATTCAGGCTTCATTGATAAAAATCTATTAATCATAAAATTACTCCAAGTTTTCAAATCCTCATCACCAAGTTTGTCAAAATACTTTGGGTCTTGAATTGTAGTTATTGCATTAATATGGTCAAACAATTTTGCTGCCATTATTCTACTATTTTTGTTTCTTTCAATTCGTCAGGTAGTAAATCATCCAATGGTTTACTACATTGTGTACAGATATATACTTCTATGGGTAAAACTGTATCTTTTGCACCACCTGTTAATAATCTACTTACTTTTTTGAATCTGAATGCTGTCATAAATGTTTTACCACCGCAATCACAATCCATATCTCTTGCATCTTTTAAATTAAAGCCAGCTGGCATTTGTCCTTGTTCCATTTTGTTTTATTTTATAATGTTTAATATTTGTATAATTGTAGACATAAATACGATTTCTTTATCTACTACCAATGCGTCCTTTGAAAGACCATCTGCAATTGTCAAAATCACATTTGCTACATTTCCTGTTGCGTATTCGTCTACTTTGTCGTATAACATTGTATACATTTCGGAATAGTCATTTAGTTTGTTATCTGCTACTGCCTGTCTAATTTTCATAAACATATTTCTCTTATCGTCACTTTCTTTCAAAAGGTCAATAAGTTTAGTTGCAAAGTTTGCTTCAACCATTACTCTATGGTCTACTTTCAATTCTCCTTTTGCAGATTGTAATTGACAAGTATT